CTATAAAATGTGGACAAACGCTATTAACAAGCGTACAGATTACGTTCCAATTCAAGTTACATGGACTCAGGTTCCAGGCAGAGATAATGCTTGGAAGCAGAAGATGCTTGCCGATCTTAACTTCGATGAAGATAAGTTTGCACAGGAGCACGAAGCAGAATTCCTAGGTTCATCAGGAACACTTATTTCTGGTGCTGCATTGAAACGTCTAGTTCATCAGGATCCAATTTATTCTGATGGTAATGGTTTGCGTCAGTATGAACGACCAATACCAGATCACAAATATGTTATTATTGCAGACGTTTCAAAAGGACGTGGTCTTGATCATTCTGCAGCATCTGTAATTGATATTACAAAGATGCCATTTAATCAAGTTGCAACATTCTATGACAACAACACTGATTATCCTGACTATGCAGAGATCTTGCATAACATGGCTATCACTTACAATCAAGCTGTTATTCTAGTTGAGAATAATGCTGGTGAAGCTGTGTGTAATGCAATCTATGATGATTTCGAATATGAAGGATTGCTGTTCACTGAAAACTCAGGTCAACGTGGTAAAACAATCTCAACTAAATCTTTCGCAAAAGGTGGTGTTGAAAAGGGCGTAAACACAACAAAGATTGTTAAACAGAAGGGTTGTTCGTTCTTAAAGTTATTAGTTGAACAACAGCGACTAATTATCAATGATTGGAATACTATTGAAGAACTTGCTCGTTTCTCTAAGAAAGGAACATCATATGAAGCTGAACCAGGTGCACACGACGATCTTGTAATGGGTCTTGTGTTGTTCGGTTGGCTTTCTGATCAGCAATTCTTCAAAGAATTAACCGATATTAATTTACTAGAGGAACTACGTAGCAAGCGATCAGAAGAACATGCAAACTCATTTGTTCCTTTTGGCCGTATTATTGATGGCACTGAAATGGATGAATTTGGACAAGTTGTAGCACCAGGTTACGACAAGTTCGATGAGTTCTTATACTCAGATATCGATCCACATGCACACGAATTAGAAGAACAATTCAACAGAATGTTCAGCTAACGTAATTTTTGGAATTTGCTAAGTACCTCGAGTAATTCGAATTTTATTAAGTCTCGAGGAGAACATAATGTCAACATTTTCCCTAGGTGCAGGAACGCAAACGACACCAGGCGTATACACTCGTGAAGCGGATTTAACTGCATCAACGGCAGCAGCAGCATCATCACAAAGTGGTATTGCTGGTGTTTTCGCTTGGGGTCCTGTTAACCAGCCTTCACTTATCTCAAGTGAACCAGTACTTGCAGCTACTTTTGGTACACCTTCTAACGAAAACTTTGAGACATGGTTCTCAGCAGCTAACTTTCTTGCATATGCAGGTAGCCTATGGGTAAACCGAGTTGTTGACAACACTGCATTCTCAGCAGTTGCAAATACTGCAAACGTTACAAGTCTTGCAAGTCACACTGTTCTTAATGGTGATGATTACGAAGGTAAGTCAGCATCATTCGAAGCAGGTGTTAAGTTCATTGCAAAGTATCCAGGTGCACTAGGTAACAACCTTCGTGTTTCTGTTTGCGGTTCTGCAAATGAATTTGCTTCAAAGGTTTCACTAACTGCAGCTAATGCTACTTTTGCTAATGCAAACACAAAGGCAACGTTCCCAGTTGGTTCAAACACTGCAACAATTACGCTTTCAACATCATCAGCTAACACTCCACTTCCTTACGCAACCACGATTGCAAGTTCTTTCAACGTCGGTGACGTAGTTGAAGTAGGTAACTCTGCAATTGGTACACAGTCTGTAAAGATTGTTTCAATTGGTGCGCCTGCTGTAAACGGTGCTATTGCAACTGTTTCACTTGGTCTTAGCGATGTAGTTAAGGTTGCAGACGACTTCTCTACTCAGACGATCTCTCGTCAGTGGGAATTTGCTGCTCAGCTTGGTTCCGCTCCAAAGACAACTTGGTCAACCCTACAGACAGGTAACACTGCTGCTGTTGATGGTATGCACATTGTTGTTGTAGACGAGGATGGTGCAATTGCAGGTCGTAAAAATGCAGTTCTTGAAATGTGGTCAAACGTTTCTCGTGCAACTGATGCAAAGACAATCGACGGCGATGTAAACTTCTACAAGAAGGTTGTAAACCTACAGTCTCAGTACATCTATGCTGCTGCTGATCTTGCTAACCTTCCAACTGCAAACAGCATGAACGTTACTTCTGCTACAACTCTAGCTCCAACAACTCTATCATTTGTTGGTGGTGCTAATGGTGGTACGGAAACAACAATTGCTGCTGGTGTAGTAGGAATGGGTTACCTTCCATACGCAAACAAGAACGCTTACAACATGTCAAGCATACTTGTTGGCAAGACTCGTGGTGGTCTATATGGTGAGCAAATCTTCAACTATGTCATTGACAATGTTGGCGCAAAGCTACAGAACGTAATTGTTTACGGTTCACCTTCACGTGAAGTATCTGTTAACAATGCTGATCCAATTGGTGCTCGTCGTAACTTCCGTACTGCTCTTCGTAGCGGTTCATATGGTGTTTGCGATTCAGGCTACAAGTATCAGTATGACTCATACAACGACGTATACCGTTTTGTTCCACTTTGTGGTGACATTGCTGGTATTAGTGCTGCAACTGATACTTCAAACGATCCTTGGGTTTCACCAGCTGGTTTCAATCGTGGCGGAATCAAGAACATTGTAAAGCTTGCATGGAATCCAGACGAAGGTCAACAGGGTGTTCTATTTAACGAACTTGATATCAACCCAGTAATCACTGTAGTTGGTGAAGGAACGTATCTAATGGGCGACAAGACTCTTCTTGGTCAGAACTCAGCGTTCAACAGCATTGGTGTTCGTAAGTTGTTTAACATTCTAAAGAACAACATTTCTAAGGCTGCTCGTGGTCTATTGTTTGAAAACAATGATGAGTTCTCACAGTCACGTTTCCGTAATCAGACTGAACCATTCCTACGTGATGTAAAGGGCCGTAGAGGTCTTGAGTCATTCAAGGTGGTTTGTGACGATACAAACAACACAGATCAAGTAAAGGCAAACTATCAGTTTGTTGGCGATATCTACATCAAGCCACTTTACAGTGCTCGTACTGTTCATTTAAACTTCATTGGCGTAGGTGCTGATGCAACCTTCGACGAAGGCTAATAAGTACTACAGATTCAGGAGAATAATTTAAATGTTCAACGTTACAGAAATGAAGTCTAAACTACGTTACGGTGGTGCTAGACCAACTCTATTCCAAGTGCAGATTCATAATCCACTTGTGACTGGAGCTGATACTATTACACCGTACATGGTTATGGCTAGCTCACTTCCAGGCATGTCCGTAGGTACGATCCAAGTTCCTTACTTTGGTCGTATGCTACCACAACCTGGTGATCGTCAATTTACACCTTGGCAGGTAAATGTTATCAATGACGAAGACTTCGCTGTTCGCGATGCTTTCGAAACTTGGAACAACAAGATCAACACTCTTGAAGGTAACATTCGTGATCTTCCAACATCACAAGCAGCAGAATATACTTCTACTGCAACTGTTACTCAGTACAGTAAGACTGGTAAGGCACTTCGTACATACGAATTTGTCAACATCTATCCACCTGAGATTGGTGAAATCGGTCTTGATTGGGGTGGTCAAGATCAAATCGAAACGTTCCCAGTTACGTTTATGTATGATTACTGGCGTGTTCTAAGCGGACCTACAGGAAACGCAGGAGGCGTATAATTCGCTCCTAACAAAGGTATATCATGGCAGAAAACTTATTTGGTTACGAGATAACTAAGTCTACTAAACAACCTGACGTCGATGACAATCAAAGACTAAAGGCGTTTACTCCTAAACAAGATGAAGACGGTGCTTTAACCGTCGCATCTGGAAACGTTTGGGGACAAGTTGTTGACATTGATGGGATGGTAAAAAATGATAGCGAGCTAATTACTCGCTATCGTAATATGGCTGACCATCCATCTGTCAGCACAGCAATTACCGCAATTGTCAATGAAGCAATTATCAATGAACCTGAGGAAGATACAGTCAAGCTTGATCTAAGCAAGACTAAGTTCTCAGCAGGAATCAAGTCTAAAATTGAAGACGAATTCCAAACTATTCTCAATATGTACAACTTCGATCAGATGGGATATGAGATGTTCCGTCGTTGGTATACTGATGGACGTTTGTATTACCATGCAATGATCGACTTTAAACGTCCTGGTGATGGTATTCAAGAACTTCGTTACATCGATCCTCGTAAGATTCGTCGAGTAAAGGAAGTAGAAGTTACACCAGCAGCAGACAAAGATGCATCACTTGTAAAGCCTACAAGCGACTATTATATCTTTAATGAAAATGGTTTTGACAACGGTACAGCATCAAAGACTGTAGGTGCTAGTTCACCAGCTGTAAATCGTTCATTCAAGATCTCAAAAGATGCTATTGTTCATATTACTAGCGGTCTAATGGATGGCAGTGGTAAAAGCGTTGTATCTTACTTACACAAAGCAATTGTTCCTCTTAACAAGTTGAACATGCTAGAGCAAGCTGTAATCATTTATCGTCTTGCAAGAGCTCCAGAACGTCGAGTATTCTCAGTAGACGTTAGCGGTATGCAACCAGCAAAAGCTGAACAATACTTGAATCAGCTTATTACAAATGCAAAGAACAAAGTGTCATATGATCCTACTACTGGTCAGCTAACTGATCAACGTAAGTTTAACACGATGTTAGAAGACATTTGGCTTCCTAACAGAGATGGTCGTGGTACAAAAGTTGACACTCTTCCAGGCGGTGAAAACCTAGGTAAAATGGAAGACGTCGAGTACATGAAGCAGATGCTATACCAAGCATTAGAGGTTCCTGTATCACGTTTAACTAACGATGATGCATATTCTTTAGGCAGAGCAACTGAAATCTCACGTGAAGAAATTGCATTTGAGAAATTCATTACAAGACTTCGTTCACGCTTTAGTCTAGTTATTCTAAAAGCTCTTCGTCTACAACTTCTTCTCAAGCGTGTTATTACAATTGATGATTGGAATATCAATGAGAACTTAATTGGATTCCAGTACGCAAAAGATAACTTGTTTGCAGAGTTAAAAGACAATGAAGTAATGCTTGCTCGTTTGAATCTATTAGGAATGATGCAACCATACATCGGTCGCTTCTTCTCTAATGAGCAAGTACGCCACGATATTCTTAAACAAACTGATCAAGATATCAAGCAAATTGATAAACAGATCAGTGATGAGCAAAACGATCCACAATACCTCGATGCTTTGGATGAAGATGGTCAAGGTGCTTTGGGTGGTCCACCAGGTGGCGGTCAATAGATGCTTCCAGCCCCGCAAAATCAACAAAGCTAAGTAACACGAGGTAACCCATGGAAAATGATACATTAATTCGTCAATGCCTTAATGGCTCACCTGCAGATGCACAGACAACATTTAATCAACTAATGTTCGCTAGAATCTCTACTGCAGTTGAAGATCGTAAGGCAGAGATTGCACAAACACTTTACCAAGTTCAACCAGAGTAAACAACTAACATGAAACTGATTACCGAACTTACAACAGCCGTCGAACTAGTTACCGAAGGTGCTGGTGAGAGCAAGAAGCTGTATCTTGAAGGTCCATACCTACAGGCGGAGATCGTTAATCGCAACGGTCGTGTTTACCGTGAACATATCATGGAAAACGCTGTTCGTTTGTATCAACCTAAGATCGATAACAAGACTGCATACGGTGAATTAAACCACCCTGCAACACCTCAAATCGATCTTGAGCGTGCTTCTCATCGCATTGTTTCTCTTACTAAAGAAGGTAAGAATTGGATTGGTAAGTCTCTTATCCTTCCAACACCAATGGGCAATATTGCTC